GGTTACCATAACAAACTAAAACTCGTCCACCATTTGTTACATAGTCATGGTTATTTAATATTACCACAAATTCTTCCAGTAGAGTATTAGCAGTTTTTGCTACCAAAACACTATCAATCAAATCACCTGGCACAAGCACAAGTTTTATACCTTGAGCATAAAACCAATCTAAAGCCCTACTGATTCGGGTAAGTGCATCCTCATACAATCGCCATTCACCATCCCATATAATAGGCCAGTGCGTATTCAAGCGATCAGTGTGATGCGGATCTGTAATTATTCCAAATTTTACACTCATATATTTTTACCTATTAGCCCGGCCATTGCCTCCACTGCCATCCGCTCGGCCCAGGCTAACCAATTATCTTTTTAACTAACAAAACCATAACACCACCGACAAAACTCGCCGACACCATCATTCCCGCAAAAAACGCCTTACCTCTGGCAATCTCCGCCTTATGCGGACAATTATTCTGATGCTGCAAAACAGCCTCGGAAATACCGTCCTTAATACACTTCTTGAGTTCTTTACTTAATTCAGTCAGCTCATTTTTGGTAATGAGTTTTACAACTTCCCAGTCTTGTTCACCCAATTCCATAACCTTAACCCTCTTAAACTGTTAACTGATTTCTGATTTCTGATTTAACTGATTTCTGATTTAACTGATAACTGATAACTGATAACTGATAACTGATAACTGATAACTGATAACTGATAACTGTTAACTGATAACTGATAACTAATAACTGATAACTGTTAACTGCTAACTGTTAACTGACTAACTGCCCTGCCGATCCCGCAACTGCGAATGATGTTTACTATTAACCGTTTCGGCAACCAGTTCCAACAGCCACATCCCGGCAGCATCACTATAATGTTCAACCCGATACCGCACACCGCCGACGGTCGCCACATCATCAACTCCAACAGTCGCCACATCGCTACTATTAATCAGCAGTGTCGCCGTCTTAATTTCGGTCTCTCCCCGTTCGCCATTGTTATATTGCCCAGCCGCATCAGTAAACACACCGTCAATCGCCTGATCATCCCCGCCGTCGGGCGTATAGGTCACCGCCTGACCCATCTTGGTAATGATCGCGGTATTAGCCGCCGCCATAGCTGTTTGAAATTCACTACTCATTCTTAATATTCACTTCTGACTTCTGACTTCTGACCTCTAACTTCTAACTTCTGACTTAACTATTCACTAAAAAAAGCGGGGCCGGGCCAGGCCCGGCCCCCGCTAACAAACCCCGTCAAGCTGCCTCTCGTGTACTACCTGCTTTTTACGCCATAGCCCAAGTACCACGTTGCGCAATAGTTGAGAATCCAGTTGCATTACCGGCAATCTTCACAAAATCGCCCCGCTGTGCCGTTGCCTTAGTATTAGAAAGCTTCTCGCCACCACTACCAGCCGCAAGACCACAACCACCCGACATAACCTCAGATGCAGCAGGGTCGATTTCGGTAATTACCGTACCAAAACCGCCGGCATTAACGACCGTCAACTCATAACCACTCAACAGCGTAGCTATAATAGTCATTGTGATAACTACAGTAGTAGTATCAACATAGATTATCTTACCGCTATCAGCCAGTAACGCCGTGTAATTCGCCGACTTGAGTATTCGATTAACCGTATTGGGGCCAAACTCGTCGCATTCCAACGGTCGAAACTCAACTTCCATTTGCGTTGCACTGACATAACGCGATATAACGCCAACATAACTATTACCTACGGAAGCACCGGCGCCGATAAACGTCAAGACAGAATCGTCCGAAGCGTAAACCGGCTGGCCAACGTCTGTAACCAGGCCAACTAAGTCAACCACCATACGATACCGACCGGCTGGCAAAGTTATCTCATACTGCCCTGCCGTAGCAACGGCATTTGTCACTCTCGATATTGCGTGCCCTAAAAACTTATCACCTGCCACAAGTGGCCTTCCATAACCAGACCCATTATCGCCTACCATCGCACCTTCATAGACAATATCGGAAGCGATAATGCCAATAGCATTATTTCCGATTACCCCTATTACAGGTGTATCAGCCGCTAAAGTTGCCATATCAAACCTCTCAATCTTTATTTTGTAGGGCGGGCCATGCCCGCCAATTCTGTTCTGACTTCTAACTTCTGACTTCTGACTTCTAACTTCTAACTTCTAACTTCTGACTTCTAACTTCTGACTTCTAACTTCTGACTTCTAACTTCTAACTTCTGCCTTCTGCCTTATCTACTTTTTACGACTCGATCGCCCACGTTCCACGCAGGCCGATAATACTCCACCCAGTTGCGTTGCCTGCAAGCTGGATATAATCACCACGCTTCGCTGTTGCCGCAGTGTTAGAAAACTTCTTACCAGCAGCGCCAGCCGCAAGACCGCAACCGCCAGAAATAACTTCTGTTCCGTCAGGGTCAACCACAATCAAGTTACCAACGGTAGCACTTGCTTTGCCAGCATTAACTATAGTCAACTTGTAACCACTCAATAGTGTAGCTATAGCACCCATTGAGACAATCTTTGTGGTTACAGTGACATAGATTATCTTGCCGCTATCAGCAAGCCCTGCTGCAACATCTGCCGCCGTGATTATTCTATTAACCGTGTTAGGACCGAACTCGTCAACTTCACCGGGCCTGAACTCGACTTCCATCTGCGTTGCACTGACATAACGTGTCACCACGCCGACGTAACTATTACCTGTAGCTACGCCCGCACCGACAAACGTCAAGACAGAATCGTCCGAAGCGTAAACCGGCTGGCCAACGTCTGTAATGTAACCAGCCAGCGTTACCAATAAACGGTAACGGCCCGTTCGTACAGTTATGTTGTAAAGCCCTGCCGTAGCAACTGCGTTTGTCACTCTGGATATTGCATGGCCAAGAAACTTATCACCTGCCGCAAGTGGCCTGCCATAACCAGACCCGTTATCACCTACCATCGCCCCTTCATAAACTATGTCAGAAGCAATAATACCGATAGCGTTATCGCCAATCACCGTCGTTACCGGTGAATCCGCTGTCAAAGTTGCCATTATAAACCTCTCATTTCTTTTTTATTAATCAGCCGTCCGCCAACGGCGGACACCTCAATTATTCATTATTCATTATTCACTATTCACTATTCACTACTTTTCATCAGCTCATGGTCGCGTGAGCCGCATGCTGCCAGTAGCCATAACCGACATTCCGCACCGCTTCCGCTGAATACAGGTGCTTAGCCTTAAGAAACTCAACATCAGAGCCATCGCCCAGCACCTTCATATGGATCGGTACCTCTTCCTGACAAACAAACGGTTTGACACCGCCGTCGGCACGGAAGGTCGCGAACTGTGTCGTATAAGCCAGGTACGGATTAGCAACGACATCAATCTTAAAGCCGCTGTTATCAATTATGGAACGAGCCGGATTGGTCTCGCCAGATCCCGCCCGCTGACTATAAACAGCAGGCGCAAGAAACTGCCACAATACCGGGGACGTCATCACGATAAAGTGTTTGGCATCCATATTCATCGGCTCACCCTGGTCGTCCTTATAGGCAAGCATATACCCGATCACACCGAGTATCGCCTTGGCTGCCTCCAGTTGTGTCGGAGCCGTAGCGGTTGTCACATCCAGCGCCCCAACCTGCGAGTTAGTCAACAGATTAAGCTGCGTACCGGAGTCGCCTTCGCTATGGTCACTATCAAAGAAATACTGACCGTCATAACAATTACCGCTCGTATCACCGGTCCCGTTGGTAATCAACGTACTAAGCAGTTTAGCCCAGTGCCCGCCAGCCCGCTTAGCAAGTTCGGCCACACGGATCATTACCTGGCCGGTTTTATCACGTCTGATTTCTGACCGGAGTACTTCCAGGGTCGCTTCGAAGTCTTTGTTCGTGATAGTCATCCCGAAATCGCGGAGCCCCTTAGCGTTCTTACCGCCAATCCACTCACGAAGCATCGGCGACTGGCCGAGCCACTTATAGGTTTCCGACTCCTGATCACTTGTAAACAACATGGATATGTTTGGTATCCAGCTTGCCCCTATATACGCGGCCAGTTCAGCGAAGAACCGGCCTATAATCGCTCTTGATCCTAATGATGCTGCACTCATCGTATTACCTCACAATCTCTATTTCCGAATTTCACAAAGCCTTCGTACCCTTCGTGTCCTTCGTGGTTAAACTGTTTTTTAAATCCGCGAATAAACAACGTCGCAAAGCGACACCACAATTATTCACTATTCATTATTCACTATTCACTTTTTCTTAACTGCTAACTTATAACTGCTAACTGTTAACTGATAGCAGCCAGCTTCTTCCGTGCCGCTTCAGCCCGATCCTTATCGCCGGCACCCTCTGCCCGCACGATATAGCTTTTAATCGCCGTCTTAGTTGCCGCGTCCTTATCCGGCAGCACAAACGGCAACGCATCATGCTGGGTTGATCGCCCGCCACAGGTTCGATACGCACGCACCGCACCCATCCCATACGGGTCAGTATGTCCCAGCAGGAACCCGCGGATATTCACCGGAGCCGCCCCACCCGTAGCCTTAAGCTGATCGGTCAGGTTGGAAACCTTCTTTTTGAGCGTGGTGTTTTTAGCGGCCAGCTTTATCGCATCCAGCTGATCCACCTCAGCCAGCCGTGTGGTAAGCATCTCGTTTGCTTCGACCAGCTCCTCGACCCGCTCAGTAAGTTGTCTAATTATTTCTTTATCACTTGCCATTATTTTCACCTCTCTAATAATCAGCCGTCCGCCAACGGCGGACACCGCAATTATTCACTATTCACTATTCATTATTCACTACTTTTCTTGACTGTTATCTGTTTACTGTTAACTGTTAACTGATATGAACACGCCCATCCGCTTCAGCCCGAACAACCGCCACATAGTCCTCCACGCGGCCGCCAAACTCATCCTGCAGCTCAGCCGACTTTGCAAACGTTTCTTTGAGTTGCTCATCAGTCTGCAGCTTAGCCTCCGCCGGTTTAGCGTCAGCCGCATCATCGGAGAACTCCTGCAGTGCCGGATCAACTACCGGTTTACCGTCCGCCGCCGGGGCCGCCTGCTGGCCGTCTTTATCCGCCAGTTTCTTTTTGAGTTTGGCGTTTTGTGCCGTTATGGCATCTGTCAGAGACGCCCCTTTGGCGAACTGCTGAACCAGTAACTCCGGATCATCGCCGAACTTCTCGACGAACTTTCCGAACGCATCCCGCACATCCTTTTGCCCTTCCTCAAAGCTGTTTTTCGTCACCTCTGCGAATATCTCCGGATATTCCGCGGTGAACTTAGCGACGGTCATCGCCGCCACCTGCTGTTCATTTTTGTTTTTTTCATCTTTCTCTGGCATAGCAATGCCCTCCATATAATCTGTGAATGTTTCCGTGTGGCAGTCGGTTAAGGCACCGAAGGTACACACACTGCCTTCCATTATCATCGCGTTAGATATCAGCGCGCCGGGCCCCGTAAGCGTCCGGCCGTTGACAGTAACGACCTGTCCATCTTTAATATATTCAATTTTCGACCTGTCCGGATCGAACCGCAGCGACGCCTCAAACGGATACCCCTCATCCGAATCCCTCTGTATAGCCGCCGCGTCTTCGTTATTAAGCGGCTTACCTTCCAGGACAAACTTCCCATCGAAGCTCGCATTATCAGAAAACCCTATCCGCCTGGCGGTATCGTGATCAGCCAGAATCGGAACGGACTTTTTAGCCAGCTTCATCGAGCTAAGATCAAACGCCAGATTACCCCAGTACCAATGTTTGACAATCGAGCCGTCGTAGAGTGTAAGTCTGAGTTTTTTAGCCTGATCGCCATCACCAATAAAGCTGCATTGTCCGATCGGCAGGTTAAAAGCCGCAACCGGCATCTGTTTTTTATCTGTTTTTTTCTGACTCATCACAAACTCCAATCCCAATGTATATCGGGGTTCATTCATGCCGCCCGTCTGCCCCGCTGGCAAAATCACAGCTTGCTGTGTTCACTATTCACTATTCCCCATCTTTCTCATCTTCATCTTCGGTCTTATCCTTCTCACCGCCGCCCGTCTCAACCGGAGCAACACCCGACTTGCGAACAGGAACATCACCCCAGGCAACCGACGGCAGCCCCATCCGTGCCCTACCCTCGTTAATTGTCACAATCCCATTTTCAATATGATATTGCAGTAGATTCTGATCATTAAACCGCAGCCGGTCCCCTTTCGGCGGATCTTCCGGCAGTCCAAGTCCGACCCTCGCCTCTATCACTGAAATCGGAACTCCGGACCGCACCGCTCGTGCGTAGTTCTCCATGTTCTTACCGGACGGATCGTTAGTATCTTCCAGCCCCTTCTCCTGCCGATCCTGTTTCTCACGCTGCAGCTGGTCGGTAACCTCATCGATATCCTCGCCTTTTCGCTGGCAGATTTTCTCGCGTGTTGTGGTCCCGTTATCCAGTTCCTTTGCGTCCGCGTTCGCCTCTTTGAACGGATCGACATATGGCCATCGATTACATTGGATCTCGATCCGCACATCATCCCGCGCGGAAAGTTTCCCCTCTGCTGCCAGCCGCCCAAGTTTCCACCTCGCCACCCGAACAACAAACGGTTTAACCACGTTCTCCTGCTCAGCGATCCACGATTCCTGTACTTTTTGATATGCGATTCGTGCGTTCATAAAGGTTGCGCCGCTGAAGTCCCCCGTTATCAAAATAAGCGGCATCAGCAGCGGCCGCCCGATCATCGCCAGCATTTTCGTTGTGAACGGATCAAACTGCGAGCCCGGATGGACTTGCCCAATCCCCGTAGCCGACTCACCGTCCTTGCCATACATAATCGTCCCAGGCGAAACTTTTTCCAGCCGCTTCCCATCCGGATCCAGTCCCGTCGAGCTTGAGCCGCCCGTAAATGCACCCGGCACACCAAACCCTTCTTTCCGAGATACGAACACCGAAAACGCCGCATTAACTTTTGCCGCCACCAGCTCAGCATCCATATACCCGCAGAGTTTATCAATCCAGTCAATCGACGATGCAAGCACCGGCTCACCTCGCGATTGCGAAAACCGCTCCGGACTGAACATCATATGAACATTTTCGGCGTCATACTTTTTCCAACTGTCCGGTTCGATATACCCATAGGCTGCCGGCTTACCGATATAGTATCCCAGTAATTTGCCGGTCTGTGTGGAGAACGCCAGTCCGTTAACTATCTTGTAGTTTTTCGATGTCTTGGAAAGAGGCGTCCCAATCTGTTCACCTTCGATCGCCTGCAGTGCGAAGTCTGTAAATATCGTGCCGGAATCCCCATCTCGCCGATAGCTCAGATACTTTATCCGCAGGTATTGATTAAAATTGAATCGCCCCGTAACCTCGCACGGCGACTCGATCATCTCAGCTCGCCATAGAGCATTAGCTTTTTTATTCCAGGCTTCATCGGATGAAACAAATTTAACCTTCACACCGGACCCGATCAATCCATCCCGTTCGGTCTTGAGGAGTCCGTTTACCAGCGGATTATTTATGCACAGATCACGAAAAATCTCTCGCAGCTGATCCTGAGCATGTTCGGTAAGCTGGCTATCTGCCGTCCCCCCGTTAAGCGATCGTTTCTTGCGTGTGCGGCTCCCATCGATCGCATCATAAGCAAACCGATAATTCGCCCGACCAAAAGCCGCCTTCGGCGACAGGACCGAGATCGCCCGATCAATCGACAGACTAAGCCGCCTGGTGAAACTAATTTTGTTTCGTTCTTTTTCCCGCATCTATCCTATAGATCCTGTCTTAAAAAATAAAATCGCTTTTTTCTTTTTTGTGTATTTCGTGTTTTTCGTGGTTAAATCTCTTAAATTAATATTTCTTCAACCACAAACCACACGAACCACACGAAATTAAAATATCAAATCCGTGGTTACTCTCTTAAACTGCTAACTGATAACTGCTAACTGTCTAAAACTCCGCAACTGTCCGATCGATCCCGCCGGCGGCTGCCTTATCAATCCGTCGAAGCAGCGACTCCTCCCGAGCGTACAGAACCCCCAGATCCGCCTGAGTCCAATTTTGCCCAGAAGCTCCAATCGACTGCCCGGAAGATTCAACCGCCGCAATCGCCGCCTGCACGCTTGTAAGTTGTTCCGCCAAAGTAGCCGCCATACTTAAACCTCACTGCTAACTGATAACTGCTAACTGATAACTGCTAACTGATAACTGATGCAATTCTCCCACCGCGCAGACATTGGCCCGCTCGTTTTCCAGAAAATAGGAAAGATAGGTAACCCCAACACCTTAAGAATTGACCCTTAACCCCCTGATTTTGCAGTAATTTACTGCAATTTCCCCCCATTCCCCCAAACAGCCAAAACCATGTAACAGCTTTTTTGTTAATCTGCGTTATCTGCGGACAAATCTCTTGATCTTAACTTCTCCCTTCTCACCTTCTCCCCTGTTCAAACTGGACTGTCTTAAAATTCTTCCCACACCCCCGACAGGTCCGATACCGCCTGATCGGCACGGTGGCTAATGTCTTAGTAACCCGCGTATCATCGCAATTGCAGAACGGACACCGAACCGGCGGCGGCTCAAACACCTCCCCAGGTTCCAGTTGAACCTGCGGCCGCTTCTTCTTCGCCCTGTCCGGCGGCTCACCCAGCCCAAGGTCCGGCAGATCATCTAAAAAAGAATCACCCATAACCAACTTCCATTTACGTTATCGATTCGCCCTGCAGGCAAATACACAGCTTGCTGTGTGTCATCTCGAGCGGAGCCGAGAGATCTATTTCTTAAATAACGTCGCGAAGCGACCCCTCAATTATTCATTATTCATTATTCACTATTCACTACTTTTCTTAACTGCTAACTTCTGACTTCTAACTTCTAACTTCTGACTGCTAACTGATAACTGATAACTGCTAACTGCTAACTGATATCCGGCATATTATCCAAATACGCACCAGCCCGTCCATCCCGATCGCGTCGAGTCGGCTTTATCTGTTTTCGTTTTATCTGCTGACGATGTGCGATTATCTGCGGCCCCCACCATTTAGCCATCGCCGTCGCATACACCAGGCAATCCCAATAGTGATTTTTCCCTGACCCCTTCGGCCTCCAGGTAGTAGTTGTTCGCCCGGCCGCATCTGTCTTTTCAATTCTTTTTTCTGATGTAAGCGATTCGATTAAGTCCGCTCCGACCCCGTCTGCAATCCGGACATACTGACCATGTCCATCCCACGATAACGTCATCAGGTTATGGATATAATCCTTCCAGTTATCCGTATTAACCATCATTATTTTCATCCCGCCCTTCATCGGCCGGCCATCCGGATACTTATCCAGCGGTCTGATATCGGTCGGTCGATATGTTTTGCCGGTCCGTCCGAATATCGGCATCGCTCCCGGCGTCTGCCGGCAGAAGTCATATATCGTGGTCGCTTCGTAGCCCGCATCGACCGCTACCATATCGGCCGTTATCTCCGCCGTCTTTGCCTGGTTAGCGTACGGGCTGCCGATCCGATCGGCCAGTGACGCCAGAGACGCCGTTTCCCCATAGTCAATAATCGCCATCCGGTACGCGGCATCGATCGCAACAGCAACATATCGAACGTTATAGCGCAGTCCGTGATAATCGGTCCCAACAACAATAAATTCAAACCCATCCGGTACAGTAGCAAGTGGCAGGTTCCGATCGATGAGTGAGATCACCGCTTCGGTTTGAACATCGACTGTCTTTTGTTTGAACGGCTCGGCAAGTGCCGAATTGATAAACGCCTGCAGTTTGGATGTGTCCGAGCCGACCTGCAGCCATTCCTCAGCTATCACCCCCCACGGCTCGAACACCGAATAGAGCCGATTAATATGCAGCCCGAATATCGGATTAAACGGAGCGGACCCGGCCATCTTATATTTCTTGATTTTTCCTGAAGGCAGAGTAACCGACCAGCTACTCGCCCCCGCCGAGCAAACATATTCCTGCAAACACCCAAACGCCTCGCGTTCAGTCTTTTCCAGTTGTTCCGCAGCCATGCCAAAACCATTGTTGCTTCGTGCTGTACCAGCAACTGGAGTTGTTTTAGCCGATCTGCTATTTGTTTTTTTACTCGTGGCTTCTTTACTGATAACTGATAACTGATAACTGTTAACTGTCTGCCCTGCTCTAATGGCAACGCCGTTGGCGTTCATCCACCGCTTAAACCCTTCAGTTATTTTCCCGCTGCAATGTTCACACTCATACCAGGAATTATCCCGAGCTTCAGCCGGCGTACAGCTAGCCCCCGTTTCCGAATCATGCGGCCATTTAACATGGTCCCACTTCAGGGTCTGATATTCACCGCATATCGGACACGGCAGATAGAACTGATTTTTATCGGATATGTCGTAGCGTTTTAGGATCGGATCCCCATCCATCACCGGCGTCGATAGATCGAACATCATATGCCAATATTGCCCTTTAGTCCGCTGTGCAGCGTTTTCGAGTGCTCCTGCTTCCGCGCCAAGTTTCGCCTTCCACTTACCGATCTCATCCCGTGTGACCCGTGGTGCCGACTTATTACTCAGTTGTGAAAGTGAATTAGCCCCCGCCAGGTCCAGCGACCCACCATCAAAGCCAATCGATAGTTTATTTCTTTTTCGTGGCGGATCGACCTTATGTCGCAATCGATCCTGAGCATCGATCATCGGCTGGATCCGTTTTGTACTGGCGTAGCGAGCGTTGTCCGCTGTATCCATAAAGTTCAGGATATTGGACGGGTCATTATCGATCACCCATGCGATTATGATTTGAGAGGTAAGCGACCCGCCAATCTGTGCCGGCTTTACGAACACAACCCCCGTCCGACTGCGGTTAGTATATGCCGCAAAGATCGCATGCACCCAGGGCGTAATATCCGGATCGTATTTTCCCGGAGTTGCGACCCCCATTTCGGTAGTAAGTTTAATATACTTGCGTGCCCAGGCAGCAATCGACAGCGGCGGCACCGGCCTCCAGGCCTCCCGTTCCTCCAATGTCCAGACTACCGGTTGTATATCGATCATAAATTAAACTTCGTAGTTAAATCTCTTATCCTGTAGATCCTGTTATCCTGTCAAAAAAATATTTATTCACTGATAACTGCTAACTGATTACTGTTAACTGTTAACTGATTTTCCCCACTGCCCCGCTGGCAAAATCACAGCTTGCTGTGCTTCGTGTGCTTCGTGCCCTTCGTGGTTAAACTCTTGATCTTCTTCTTCTTAATTTTCTTCTTTTTAACCTGTTCTATTTCGCGACCATCGGCGAAATTCTCCAGACACTTATAAACCTCACCACCGACGATCATCCGAACTTGTTGTTTATCTTTAACCCCGATAAGTTTCTCACTAAGTATAATCGCCAGATATTCCAGTGCCGTTTTAACAGCAACAATCCGCTGTATCCGTTCATGCCGAACCGTCCCGGCATCGATAAGCTCCCCCTTCCTCTGCTGCGTATTCATCTCGGCCTGTTTAGCCTTTTCCGCCCGCTCATCCGCCTGAGCCTTAAGCAATCTTTTTTCATCACCATTCCCGACAACCACTTCGGACAGCTTCCACCGAACAAACCAGGCGACAACTTCGGCGATATCATATTTATCCTTAGCCACCATAGCCGGCATCCCATAGTTTTTCTTCCACGACTGAACAGTTCGTTTAGCAACCCCAAAAGCAGCCGCCAGAAACGCCCCCGAAACAACCTCCCGTTTGGCTGCCTGGTCTTTTTCCGATCGTGCCGCAGCTCGACTAAAACCATTGTTGCTTCGTGCTGTACCAGCAACTGGAGTTGTTTTAGCCGATCTGCTATTTGTTTTTTTACTCGTGGCTTTTTTAGTTGTTTTAGCCGATCTGCTATTTGTTTTTTTACTCGTGGCTTTTTTACTCGCCATTTCTTAATCCTTTGTAAATTCGACACAATACTCTTCACCTAATTTAAAGTGTCGAGCATCCTCTAAAATCATTGCCCCTAATTCCATTCCACCGGACGCTTCCAGGAACCCTGACTCCCCAGCACGAACAACAATCATACTGACCGTCTGTACCTCCACCTCCTTCATCCCGTCAACGCCATATTGTGATGATCCGTAAACGCCCAGAAGTCCCGCCCCACATCGCTGCAGCAGTTCCCGCACCGGCGGCACTTACGTTTCGGACGAATCCAGCTCCATAACTTTTTACTAATCCTGTTTATCATCATCGTGTTTCTTCCTCTTCTTCCCCAACCCATTAACTCTAATCCGCAGACATTCTTCACACAAGTGTTCGTCTTTTTCACGATCCGTTATAAGTTCTTCCCCGCACTTACAAAAGCACCTGCTGCACTTACCTGGCCCAACCCAATGGCACGGATGCCCCTGAGCCGCCACACACTGCCCGCAATCCTCATCCGTGCACCCACATTTAATACATTCCATCTTTTTCGTGTCCTTCCCCGGCTTGCCGGGTATTAAAACCGCCGGTGGCGGCTTCGTGGTTAAACTCTTAACTTTCTTCGCAGTTTCCTTCCTCTTTCTCCTCGGCAACCCCCACGCCCGAACCTGCTCCACCAGGTCAACAGCATCAACAGGCAGGATAGTGGTTTCCCTGGCGGTCGCAATCGTCTGCCTGCAAAGCCCGACAACTTTGGCAGCTTCACACTCACCCAGATTGCCATATTCAGTAAGTATAACCCCTGCGATCTTCCTGCCGTTTCGACCATAGCGCTCGACACATTCCGCCAGAATCATCCCGGCCGTCCGCTGTTGCCCATCGAGTGTAATCCACTCAGCCAACCGCCCGGCGGTTTCACCGTCCATCGTAACCGCCAGCTCTTCCCGTCCGTAGGTAAGCCTCAGCAGGACCCCGCCCCCGGGAGTCCTACCAACGCCCAGCCGTGCCCCGTCATGAAAAACAAAGCTCCGATCCGTAACTTCCAGATTATCACTCATCACCGCCATAACAATTCACTCCATATCAATACTGCAACCCCACACCCCATGGCCACAACACACACTGTTTTTCCCCGGCAAATGTCCAACACACGCATCATGTCCATCCTTCGTCGGCAACCTTCCGCACCGCCGACACGCTCGCCGCCCGGTAATTTCTTCACGGGTATCCGAATACACCCACTTACCATCGTAATAATGAATTGGCCAGCCCCTTTCATATGACCGAACCGCCATAACAAGTCACTCCATATCAATATTCTTCCGGCACCAGCTCCCGAACAAACACATGCCTCATATTTTTATAAGCCCCCTGGTAACTACCCAGATACCGCCCGCGAATATCCGCACATTCAACCCATGTCTCGAAAGTCAAAAACTCCACCGCCACCATCTTTTCAACTTCCCCCGGCCGCAGATACCAGACCACTATTTTGTCAAGCTCCGCATCCAGTTTCATACCCAGAAACTGCGATCCCTCCGGCACCTCTACCGTCTGGTAAACCCCACAATCCAGAAGCAGATCACCAACCACATTAAATTCATTCGCCATTGCGTTTCGCTCCAATCTCAATGCGCCTAATGCGCCCCAATCGCGTTTTTCGCATTTTTTCGCATATAATGATCGCGCAAGCGCGTGGTAAAAAGGTACACACCCGCGCGCGATAATTCAGTTTCCATTCACCAAAATTCCCATCCCACCAAAACCCCCGACTTCGTTCAACCTGTAACCCCTGCTCTTCTGTCATAACAAACCCTTCGTGCCCTTCTAACCTTCGTGGTTAATCTCTTAATTCAATCTGCGGCCATCTGCGTTATCTGCGGATAAAAAATCTTAATATTAAATATTTTTCTCTTTTTCCGCCTGCAGCCTATCCCGATCCCCTTCCACACAAACCAGTGTAGCCTTAAGTGCGACAACGCCATTCAACAGCCCATCAATCACGCCAGGCATCCGATTCCTCAGCTCAACAAAGGCCTAACCTCATCAATATTTTTCCCGGCCTTTCTATACAATCGCCCAAACTCCACCATCATCCGTTTCACATCATCCAACCTCGCATCGCTCACCCAGCAATCGCACGCCCCTAAATCAAAAAACTCAACCGTTATACTCTCCGGCCGACCCTGATCACAATCACACCCAATCATCTTTCGCAACCCATTAGCCATCCCATCACCTCTCAGTTTTTTTCTACTTGTGCCGCAGCTCAACTAAAACCATTGTTGCCTCGTGCTGTACCAGCAACTGGAGTTGTTTTAGCCGACCTGCTATTTGTATTCTTCCCTTCGTGATCTTCTAACCTTCGTGGTTAAAAATCTTAATTCAAATTCACACCACCGCGCCCACACCTCTGATCAACTTCAACCCCAAACTTATGCCAGTCAGCTCCCGGCAAGCTCTTATACTCACTCCTTTTGAGCATAACATCAGCCCCAATCAACGGCCCCAGATCGGTTATCCAACTCAGAATAAAACAGACCTCACCACCAACAACCCGAACCGCCTTAATGGTGGTAAAGAGAATCATTTTATTGTACTCATATCGAACCTTCCACCCAATCATCGCCTCGGAAACATCACCAGCCCCAAACGCCCGAACCCCATCAACAACATCACCCATCTCATCACCTCTAAAAATTCAATCCTGTAATTTCTGCCTGATCGCCCCGTGCAGACAACGTTTGTTGCCTAGTGCTGTACCGGCAACTGGTTTCGTTGTCTGCACTAATTATTTCTGCTTACCGGGTCAATTAATAGGCACCGCCTCACAAGGTCCCGGATCTCCCGACATGTCGAGCTTTAGAGGCTTATCATCTAAAACCTCAATCCGTTTTTCGTCATACCAGCGGGGGTCAACAGGCTTACCTGCTTTATCCACTGGCGGATGGATAAGGTACTGATCACACCCCGTAATGTACAAGACTCTCCCGGTAATTATTCCCTCAAACCCTGTCACAACATCTTTTGCCTTAATCCCTAACTCAAATTTCATAATACACCTCATCTTTTATAAAAAAATATTAAACAGCCGTCCGCCAACGGCGGACACCACAATTATTCACTATTCATTATTCACTATTCACTGCTTTTCTTAACTACTAACTGCTAACTGATTTCCTTCCCCCGATATCGCCCCAACTGCTCACCAACTTCATCAAGCGTCCCAGCCCCATCGATCACATCCAGTTTCATTAGCGAGTCATCACAATCCCGCCGAACAAACGGAAGGAATTTCCCAAGTCCAACAACCCACAGAACAACCACCGGCCCGGCAGCATGCCGATACAAAGTCCGCGCCTCAACATCCATAACAACTCACTCCATATCAATATTGTTCCGGCATAATTCTAATTTTCCCAGGCCAATTCATATCGCGGCCTCACCACCCACCGCGCTGCGTTTGAAACAAATCTCAATGCGCCCAATGCGCCCAAACCGCGTTTAACCCTTTTTTTCGCATAATATGATCACGCGGGCGCGAGGTAAAAAGGTACACACCCGCGCGCGATAATTTAGTTTCCATTCACCAAAATTCCCATCCCACCAAAACCCCCACCGCCAGCGCATCGCCCAAAAAAAACATTTTACACACAAAACACGCGCCATCCTCTTGACCGAGCTGGGGCATATCTCAGGAAGGACCCATAGCACCCCCGCCCCCCTTGCTCCACAAGACCCACCCACGCACCGCCAGCAAACAGAACACAGCGTCCCTGACAGCCAGCCAGCCAAGCCCGTAACCAACATGGTAATAGAACGAAATACTATTGCTGATCAACCACACAACAAAGCACCACCGCAGCCGGCGGTTGTTCATCTCCACGCCGGTAATCGCCAGCCCCATCGCAACAAACTGCAACACATCACCCATCACACGCAGCCTCCTCCGCCTTAATCTTCTCTCAGACCTCGCTCCTATGAACCGCCACCTCCTCCGGTACCGTAATACCAAGCCTGACCCGACCGCCATGTATGTCTATAACTTGCACTTCGACATCATCGCCGACCACAATGCTTTCGCCAGCCTTCCTACTCAGTACCAACATATCGAATCCCTTCAGTTGGCCATGCCCTGGCCGCAACAACCAGGGCATGACATAGAATTACATCCCAATAAATCGAGCACGCAGATACAACAACCCAAGGGTAACCACTGACTTAACCAGATCCTGCACATACTTCCGCCTAGCATAGTTTACCTGATTAGCCACCACGAGCCTCGCGTTCAACCGTTGCCCCTCGGCCAATTGTTCCTCAGTCGTCAGCCGCTTAAAATAGCCAGCATAGGCAATCTCGTAATCACCTTCAATCGCATGAGTGATCCACTCTAACAATTCATCCTGCCCCATGTTCAACAACACCGGCGCTGCGTCCTGTGCCAACACCTGCAGATCTTCAGGCAACTTACTAATCCACTCATTCAAATCAACCAATGGTTCCGTCGTCACTTCTCATCACCCCCTTCCGGTGCGACCCCTCGGACCGCATCAAGAAACAACCCCCAGCGTTCAGCGTTCTGACATAAGATTAATTTCACCTGTTCGCACGTCAGCTCGCCAACATAACAATCAGCCGCCTCGCCTTCAGCCGCTGCCTCAACCGCAACCTCAGCCGCCGGCTCTTTAGCCAACGCCTTATCACACCAGTTGTCAGCAACCACCTTCGACTGAACAATCAACTGCTCGTACTCAGAGCTCACTCCCACACACCCTCCCAGGCTACCGGCGATCAACGTAAACAAAAGCAACACCACCATCGTCGCTGAATTAAACTTAATCACCTTATCAATCCCCGCAGCCTGAGCCACACCATGCAGACCGCTTGCCGAACACCCCAGCAATAAACCAGCCAGGACAATTTCCTTAACCGTCGCACCGTCCGGCATCCCCAGAAAAGCGATCGCAACACCACACGCCATCGCCACAAATGGCAACGCACCTTTTAGCTTATCAAACACCGCAATGTTTCTAAACGCCTGCAAAACCACCATAACAATTGGTGCACACCACACCAACGCCACCGGTATCTCAATCCCGTTACTCATAACTGTTTCCATCGTTCATACCCTCTCAAAAAATAAGCACAAAAATCAACACAATAAAACACTACAACCAATCACCTACGGATTCCGCTGTTTGGCTTCGATAAGATATTTCTTAACTTCCTTACCCCACAACGCCATCACATTATGAAGCCGACCACGCGACTTTTCGACAGCAATAACCTTCTGCTGCATTATCATCACCAGGTCAACCACAGCCGGATCACCACCGCACTTCCACGCCTCATCCATACGATTATGAATTGTAGTAATATCACTGCGAGCCTGCTTTTGAACATCATCTCTCGCCGTAGTTGACGGCTCAAGTTGCGGCAGTAATTCCTTAAACCACTTCATCGCCCGATCCATCACCGCCAGCTTTGCATTAAACTTATCGTTCGATAAATTCTGTAAAATACAACGCGGACTCTCACGCTTAACGTTCATCCAAGCTAAATCAAACTCCCACTTCAACGACGACTGGCTTGCCAAGAGAAAGGCAGCTTGCTGCCCTCGGCCGCCCCTGGTCCCCGCCCGAACATCCGAATCCGAATCCCCCGAATCCGAATCCTCGAAATTCTCCGAACCCGAATCTCCCGAACACCGAACCTCCGAACCCGAACACCCGGGACCAGGGGCGGCCGAGCCCCCCGAAACATCGAGATCCGCCGAACCACCGCTCTCCGCGTGCCCCCGTCTTGAACCGCCCGAATTCACACATTCCGAGAATTCATGAATTTCGGACTTCTCACCTCGATCTAGCGTCTGAGCGGGCTGTTCCTCTTTCGTTTTAGTTTTATTTAAGTTATCTTTCACTTCGGTTTCGTTATTAAGGTTCCCGGAATTCCTGGAATTCCGGGAGTCCCAGGAATAATCCATCTGAGGAATATCAACACCACTTAAAGGATGCTCCATTTCGACCGCAAAATCGCATTCACAAGCTTCAATCCACTTCACCTCATCACACAACAACCAACCCAACCATCGCTTAACACTCTCAACATTGCCGCCCATGTACCTGACAATCAAATGAGCCCCTATTACCTTATAATCGCTGGTCAATGCAAAGCCGCGATGCCCAGATTCATGACAACCAGCAACTTCAGTGAGTTTTCGAAACAAACCAAAAACGGCAAAAATCTCGTCACCAGCCATTAAACGTAAATTGTGCCACTCCTCGTCGGTAGTCAGCCCCTTCGCCGGCGAACGAACATATAAAAGCCTCGACTTCCGCAATTTTTGACCTTCGCTCCAAGATCCTTTCTTATCATTGACCTCGTAGCGTTCGTCCCATTCTCGTATTCTCAATGCCAGCGGCATCCATTAACCTTTCCCCTGTCCATCATTTATAATAAAAAATTGAAGCCAGGCGTGTCCGGTTGGGTTAGAAGTGATTTTTCGCCCGGCCCCAATTTATTTACACCGCATCCTTAAATTCAAGCTCAAGCTGCTTACACTCTTGAACAACCACATCCAGGCCAGGCAGATTAGCCGCCATAGCCGTAATATCAGAATGAAACGCCTGGTAATCGTGCGGCTTGAGCTGATAGGCCAGCACAATCCCCTCGGTCTGATATTTCTCGTCAGCAAACTTAACCTGATCCCCATCCACAGTGACCGGCGATCCGTCCTTATCACATTTAACACCGCAATGGCATAGCTCGTGATCTATCACCGCCCGCCGCTGCTCATCGGACAGATTTTCCTTCCAATAATCCCGGCTGATCTCAATAATGAAATCCAGCCCGGTATAAAAACGTAATAACCCGCTAACACATCTGGCCGAAGCGATCGCAATTTTACCACTGCGGGATTTGTCCGGCGTAACCCAAAGCAATCCGATCTTAGCTTCCTGCAGGTGCCAGTGACGATCGTGATGCTGCTTAATCAATTCTTTCACAAGCTTAGCCGGCAATTCCTTCGATTCGATCTTCATATATTCCGCTGCCATAATTACCCTGCTTTCTTAGTGCCATCTTTATTAAGATTCGCCCAGCTTTTCGGCTCCAGGAACCCTTTGCGACCGGAAACATCGTTAAACATCGTATCAATATCAATACCCAATAGCTCAGCTACCGACCTAGCTTCCTTAATCAAATAATCCGGCGTCTGAGTAATCGGCCCGTTATCCATTTGTACCTTCTATTCCTTGATTAAACGGTTTATGTACCAACTCACCAACCCATCCCTTACCACCGCACACCTCGCATACATTCCCGGTCAAACTCAACCGTCTCTTACCGCAACAAACCGGACATCGGGTCCACGCCAGCTCCATCTGCGGCCCCGCCGCCATTAATTCCCGCACTCGCCCGCTAAATTCAACCATTCATAATATTCCTCAAAAACTGGCGGGCGTTGTAACTACACCTCAAACACCGATCTCTTACAATTTAACAATAAACATCTACCGAAGTATGAACGTTGTAACTACACCTCAAGCACCGGTCTCTTACAATGTTTTGCTGGCAGGTGACGGACGCGGCAATGTTGTAACTACACCTCAAACACCGGTCTCTTACAATTTAAATACTTAACTTACCGGCAGCTTTGCCGTTGTAACTACACCTCAAACACCGGTCTCTTACAATGCATCAGTTGCAAGAAAGATGGGCTGTCAGGTTGTAACTACACCTCAAACACCGGTCTCTTACAATCATGATAACAAGCTGGGTTATCAGGAAGTTGTTGTAACTACACCTCAAACACCGGTCTCTTACAATAGATAAGGTGTGTTTTACGCCTAAGCCTTTACAGGCTTTAACGTTGGCTCTACACAAGCCATTAAATTTTTTGTGTTTTCAAAGAGCGAAGCCTTTTTGTCAGGCTTAAAATTTTCTATAAATATCACCTGTTTGCCACTGGCTAAGGCTTTATTTTCAAGCCTTGTCCAGAACAGTGACCAGGCATTGTCTAATGTTTTTTTATTTTTCTCCCTGCTGAACCCTTTTTTACCAGTACCTTCAAGCTCCTTTGCAACTGCAAACTTATTAACCTTTATCACATCGTAATTCCTGACGTAATAGCTAATGATATTATCGATACGATACTTGCGTTGCCTCGCTATCCGGGCATGATATTTAGCCAGGTGCAACTTTGCTAACTTATACCGATTTGAACCCTTTACCCGCCGACTGACAATACGCTGGCGATCAATTAATCCGGCCAGGGATTTGCGGTAATAACTTAACTCATTCTGTATGTTATTTTCAGAATCAATCAAAAAATATGTACGCGGTATATATATGCCAATTGTTTTGTCAGTCTTAGGATACAAAAATTGCGGCACATCATCACAACTGAATATGACATACCATTGGTCGCACTCTTGTTTGATTGTTACTGTTTTTATGCGACCAACAATAGGTCGATGTAGTCGCAATCGAAAAGCTCCGATATTCTTTACGACTAATATATTTCCATTAAGACTCCACCCGTAGGGGTTGCCATTACATAAATCAAGCGTAAAACTTTCATTGCGATACTGAAACTTTGGAAATCCGGCCTTTTCTGTCCCCTGTTTAACTCGCCTGAAAAACGACTGGTAGGCAAGGTGTAATCGCTTAAGTATATTCTGCAAAACCCTGATATTGACAGAATCTAAGCCTATCCATCCGATTCCATCCAAACCACCACTCCTGCGGATAATGTCATACTGGTCAAAGTTTGATATTGTTTTTTGTTCGTACTTATAAGCCATAATTCTCTGCGATAAAGCTATGTTATAAAGCTGCTTGCACTGCCAAAGACAACGCCGAACGCGATTTTCTACCGTTTGCGTTATATAAGCCCTATATTTGTATGACATTTTCATAAGTAAACCGCTACCCTGAGATCATCCTTAAACATAAACTCCAGCCGCTCTTAATTTTTCAATAAATGGATGCCTGAGGCGAAGGAGCCAAAAACCCCCAGGCATCCGCCCCGCAAAATTTCACTTGTCAAAAGTTGCCGCCGCGGTTCCGACCGCTGAGAGGCCTGTCGGGGAATCCTCCGGGCCTGGTTACTGGCCCCCGATCGGTTCCGCAACGACATAAGGAGGAGAGAAAACTCCATATTTATCCATTAACACGCTGCTGCCTCACCCTCTCCCCACGGCTCAGCCTGGCCTGTATAAAACTCTTCAAGCTCACTAACAATCTGCTGCATCTCTTGCAGCACACAAATCAGCACACTCCGGTCAAGCGTCACAAAATATTCATCATCCGCTGCCATCTCTAAAACGCCCCTATTCCTATCCAGTCCCAATCCGCAGGCTCCCGATCAAACCGATCATCCATATCCTGCCCAACCGCCTGCAACACCTTCTCATCTGTAAGCAGCTCATCAGTCTGTGTCTCTGACATAGCCTCACACTCCCGTTTAACGTTTTTCAAACACGCCTGATTCATTGTATTAAGCCCTGTGTGGATAACGCGGAACGATCCTGCGATTATCCATCCATAATTTAATATCACCTACGTTATATCTGACGCTACGAGCCGAGAATTTGTGATATGGCGGTCCCGCACCCCGGCACCGCATATTTCTCAAAGTGCCGATAGTCAGCCCAACCATCTTTGCCACCTCATCGGGTTTCATAAATTCAGCAAGCAACTGCTCTTTGGTAATTTTCTTAGCCTTAGTTTTTCTTCCCACCTTAGCCACTTAGCTCACCTTCTTTTTCTTTTTACTACCAATCCGCTCAACGACCGGCCTGATCACATCCAAAACTGTGGCCGGATATATTGCTGGCTTCACGTCAGGTCTGACCGGCAGCAGGTTAAGCACCTCCTGCACCACATATTTAACTCGATGCGGCGGCGCTCCTAACTTTTTAGCCAGCTCCCGAATTGTCATTATTTGCCCTGCTTCTTGTTCCATTTTTTTCATTCCTAAAAAAACTATTGCCTCTCCGTATATATGCTGAGGCCCTGCGCGATTGTGCCTAAAATTGCTATATAGCTCTTTGCTAGATAAACATTTACAGTGCGCACCCTTTTTTTAGTTTTCAGGCGTTTTTTGCCAGAAACGGCCTGCACTTTTTGACAATATGAGACACTCTGCCCGGACTGATCCCAAACTCAGCGGCAATCTGGGCAACTTTCCGATCGTTCAGATATGCTAGTGTAATCTTTAAGTCCCGCATGGATGGTAGTTTAGAACAGCGAAGCTGCTGCAAAATTTGTTTCTTTTGTTTCTCCAGTGCGGCAATTTGCTGGTCGATCTGGTCAATCTTTCCCCATAAATCACTCATTCACCCACCCCCGTCTCTGCGCGCAGAATGGGCCTTTATGAATAAATAGAAAAATAATTGAGTTTTCCCTTGAAATAGGGTGATATAATAGTGTAGATTGTCCGTGCATCATCGAGCTCCTGTGACGGGAATTTGGATGATTGTATTGGATGATTCGGGTCAGTGTTACAGCACTGGCCCTTTTCCATGCGCATAAATAACAGTTATTGCACAAATTAGCTGATCATGAAGTGTTCATTACGACCTCCTTGTCTGAGGTTATATCCATAAAATAAGGGTCTCACTTTAGGCAGCACACCAACCAACAAAACGCTGAATTGGAACCTCCAGTGAGACCCTTTATCCGGTTATCGCAAAGAAAACGTTTTATTAAGTTAGTGTGCTTGTCTGATGTTATCGGAATCTTTTCCTCCGTCAACACAATTATTGCTAATTTTGTTTTTTTTCTTCAATTCGCAGAGATACCGCACTTAATCCATTGATAATCAAAAATTCACAGGCGGGAACTAACCCAACCCCGGCAATCCAACATATAAAATATACCCCAAACCACACCTTTGTCAAACGAATGGGACCGCTTTTTTTACAACTTTTTTCCAATCGGCCATACTGATACTGATAACCCTCACCGCCACGAAAAATATTTTTATTGACACACCTATTCCAATTTTTGATAATGCCCAGCGTCGAACAACTGGGTTTATTTCTAAATTCAGGAGAATATTATGATCAAATTTAATTGCCCTGAGTGTCAAACGCAAATGGAAGCCCCCTCAAGTCTCGCTGGCGACGATCTTAAATGCCCTGGCTGTGGCTATCGCGTCAAAGTTCCCACCCCCGCGAAGCATAGCTTATATGATACGTTCCATGATGATAAACACAAGGAAAGTTATAGGAAAAGCTCACTCAATAGTGCCTAAAGTGTGCCTACAACCTTTTTGAGTAGCAGTTAAAATTATTTGTAACTACTTGAAAATAAACCACTTGGCCGAGTGGCGGAATTGGCAGACGCTGGGGACTTAAAATCCGTATATCTCCCCCTTTTTCCCCTAAAAATGCGTATTAAATGGCCTCAAGTGCGGTTTGGTAGTACCTTGAATCACCTATAATCCTATCGAAGTGTGCCTAAAGTGTGCCTACAAATACACACTAACCAAAACTCACACTTTGCCCTGGTGCCAGAGTTATTGTGCCACCGTAGTTGTGGATTGGGTCAGTAACAACAATGTTGCTATATCCATTATTCAGGGTTACCGTTGCCCGTGGCCATACATACAATGCGGTGATCGTTGGGGCTGTTGTATCAGTCTCCAGCATGCCGCTAGCGTCAAAATCACCACCGAATATTTTACCGGATGTAATTACAGGAGCCGGAGCGGCCTTAACCTCGGCAGAAGCCGTCACGTTTGACGGATGCCAATACGTTTGCCCCGCAGTCTGCACAAAAGACGTCCACGTATCGTCAACAGCCGTCATACTATAACCCGTACCGCCGATTATTAACCTGCCGCCTGTTTTAATTATATCTCCCAACGCGGAATAGCACGTTAGCATCCCTTCAGTCATATACAGATCTGTGTATGCGGAATTCTTCTGATCATAACACTGATCGCCAATTATCACGGTAACATTAGCCATCCGATTGGCGGTTGCCGCCACCCACAGCTCGCCGATATATGTACCGCTTTGGGCATTTGTTGCAACCGCATCGGCGTCACCGGTAACTAACAGTGTGCCCTGAACGATCTCGGTCCGCGTCCAGGCAGAGATATTACCAGCCGCAGCATTCTTCTGACTCGACAGCTCAACATAGCCGCCATTAGTATTAATTATAGTCGATGCAATATCCGCATCAGCAACATCGTTACCACATTGCAGATAATAGTTGCCAGTACCCTCAATCAACACCTGCCCGCTGCATTCAAAGATCAGCGGTCCCTCATTAACGCCAAGCAGGCCGGCGGTACCGATATCACCGGTATAACTGCTACGAATAACCATGGCAGCCAGGTCAACGCCGGTCGCATCCATATCATAAAGACAGCTCGCCGTCGTCCGACCGTCAAATACCGCCGTATCGCCGGTAACAGGAGCCGTTGAGTCGGTCCAGTTAGCCGCTGTTGACCGGTAGTTCGGACCATCACAGGCCGTTACCACTGCCCTAACAAGGGTCTGAGTATCATTACCACCGCCTTCGGTAGTCGATGAAGCCACATTAAACGGCGTACCGGCGGTATCAGCCGTTAGCTTGACATACGTCGTCTCATCCGATGCCGTAACACCCGTACATAAGGTATTCGTACTGGCATTCCACACCGCGGTCAGACCGGCAGTCACATTAGCCACCGTCGCCACCGTCGCAGTAAATGCGATCGCCGCGGTAGTTCCATCCGTACCGGTTGCCGTCAGTGTAAATATATCATCAACCTCGACGTTCGCTGGTGTGAAACTGTCAACCTGCGCAACTGCCGTCGCTCCGCCTGTAAATGATCTTATAGCCATTGTTATTTTACCTCATATTCTTTATCAATCTCGGCCCAGTGGCCCAGGTCACAAGTTAATACCTCGTATTCTGCTTTGCCGCCCAGGGGCAGGGCCTTACGGTTTTTTGCATTGTTCATATGGCAGCCGCAAATCACACATCGCATCACATCATCTTTTATAATCATCTTACCATCAGGGCAATGGCGGCAAACCGCCAGCCGGGCATATTCCTGTTCGGGCGATACTTTTAACCGCCCGGTTTCTTTGTAATAAACCGCAATTACTGCCAGGTGTCTGATTAAGTTTTCCGCAAGCTTAAAACCATTAGGCAACTCAGTAAGTAATCGCTGGCGTTCAGCTTTAAGTTTTTCCTTTACTCGCTGGCGTTCCGCTTTAAGCTCTTCCTCACGCTTACTAACACCATCTACAATTGCTTGATAACCAGCCTCAACATCAGCCAGATCAAAATCAAATATGTCACGGCCACTCAACATCTTTAACCGAGCCTCATCTGTATCACCACATTCATTATTACAAAATGAATTAGGTACATAGGTGAATTTATTATTTATTACACTAAACAGTTTACATATACCATCATTTTTATAATTACAAGCCATCTGTTCTCTCAATAAGACACGTTCCACCGTAACCATTTTTATTATCAACAGAACAATCAGAAATAGTCCTTGAATTATTTATTGTTACAGGTACATCTGCGCAGGTATTCGTATTTTCTTCTTCAATAAAACAAGTTTGGAATTGAAGGCCTGCACCCGCATGTACAAGTATACAGGTATCGCGTAAATCAATTGCCAGATCAACCCTACCAAGATAAACATCTTCATCATCATATAAAAATTCAAATAAAATATAACGGCAGCCCAAGGTGTAGTTAGTGTATCTATATATTGTAAACGTATCATTTAATAATGAAGAACATTTGCAATTGGGACTACTACAGTCTGTAATGCCACTAAAAGTTACTTTAATAGACGAGGGGTCAGATCCAACACAACCACACGGTGTAATAGAGATACAACAATCATCCGAAACCCCCTGAGCCTCGAATTTTTTTGTACCACCATCCCACTTCGTCTGAACATCAGTACTTTCACAATTCAGTTCGGCTTTGTTGTTGCCGTCATCCCATTTAACCGGACCGATTTCCGTATCATCCGTATCATCCTCACAGTACGCCGTAAAATTTTTATTTGCAGTATCCCATTTTACATGATTATCTGACGTCATCTCTTAACTCCACACCCCAAACCATTTCGAGATGCCTCTACCGAATATCGTAGGTGCAGTATCTGATACTGTGTCGTCGCTATCACCAATATTCAGCAGCACCGGCGAAACCATAATCCAATCATCTCCCTGTTTACTAATTACCACATAGTCATCAGACGCAATTGCCACACCAGTTTCAGAATTCACCCAGTCCGTATAATTCGTTGCGGCTTTCGACGGAAAAACATAAACATCAAACGCGTCACCAGTAACGGCCCCTTCGGAATCCAACAGTTTAACTGATAACGTACCGTCAGTCTGTGCAGCCTCCTGAGCCTTTGCCCTCCTGATCGAGCCGCCAGAACCGCCACCACCACCGACAGGAACCCTATCCGGCTTTCGGCCAAGCATATCCCTGGTATCGTGTATATCCCTTTGCATCTTTGCAATCTGCCTGCCCGCTGAGGCAAGCGTCGGCGTTGCCCCCGCCCCCTCGCCACGCCAGCCGGCCAGAACATCCAGGTCTATAAAGTCAGTTTGGATCAACGTTGTGCGTGTGCTAAAATTCATGCTGATATTAGTAACAACCGTACCGGCTTGCTCCGGCTGCCCGGACTCAACCACCCGAACGTCCTCTACTAACTGCCCAATTTTAACGATCGCGTCAATATCATCGATGCGAAGGGTTATCTTATTCCGATGATTACCATACCACGCCACCGCGGCGGCCAGAACCCTTCGCAGCCCTTCCCGATCATCTCTTAAAATATTCGAACCGGCATACTCAGTCAGCTCGCCCGCATCGTCAATATCAACAACCGTATTATCGGCGATATACCAGAGCTCCGCACCGGGCACATTAATAACAAGCTGCCTGCGATAATCGACCGCATTGGCTTCACTAATCTGTGCGTAAACCTGCACCACCTGATCCGTCACCATAAAAACAGTAGCAACCAGATCGTTCCAGTCCATCCCCCAATCGGTAACATCATACTCGCCCGGCTCAGCGTCGCCAAAATCATCGCTAGCCATCCCATAGGCCGGCTGCGTCCTGACCTCAATTGCCATCTCGCAATTCTTAGCCCGTACCGACGCCGGCGTAAGGTTATACTTATCAACCGCGACATAAAGCCCATCTTTATCCTTAGCGGCCACAAAGACCGGTCTATATTCAAGCTCGCCACTGGCAGCATAATCCGCACCTTCAGTTAGAGGCAGTTGCGGCATAATAAATTTATCTGTGTTCCAATACGGCCCGACATAATCTTCTATCACACCATCCTCATCGAGTGCCGGTGCGACGATAATATTCGATACACCACCCCGTTTAATAATCCATGAAAAATTAGCTGGAATTCGATATGTTGTATAAATCCGCCCGAATTGCTCGGCCCCGCGATATTTATCGTTTCTAATCGCCTGCTCCTGCTCTGGCAAACTACTATAACCCTCGGCATTCTTTGCAGCCTCTTTATATATAGTTTCTTCAGCGTCCTCCCACGCCTTCTCTAACGAGGCGTCGTCCACCGAAACAGTAAAGCAGGTTTTCATCTTCTCGCCACGTACAATTATATCATCATAAAATCGTCCGCCATCCTGAACCACCGTAACATCGATACGGTCATCATTCCACAAAGACAGGCTCGTCTGATCGTCATTAGCCGGCATTACTGCCGACCCGATCGTAATTGCTGTATCCAACGCCGACTGAACCTCAATCGTTACATGGCCGTAACTTTCCTTAACCCACCAGATAAATCCACGGCTACGGGGCAATAGGACATTAATAGCCTCACGCAGACTTCGGCCTTCCATATTGTACACACCTATAATATTCTCAAGCACCAAAACAAGCCCGGTACTAGTTGACAATTCAAACTTCGGACCTCCGGACCCCTGGCAATGTACAATTAAATATTCCAGAATGTCATAATTACTCCACAAAGCTCCGTCGCTACTGAATACATAAGTCAGCATATCCGAGCCGGCAAACATCGGACCGCTTGACCGGTTGCCACTCGCCTTAATCCCTCCACCGGCCCGGCGATTAAACACAGGCATCTCGGCCAGCTTATCTACCGCCCCAGAGTCCGGAGCGAACCATCCGCCCGTGATTCGCGTGTCCAGGAGCGTCTTAAGATCCTGAGCCGACAGCTCCTGATCGATTGTACGAATCGGCACATTGTCAACATCGTAGCTCAATCCCTTCAGGTTAAACTGCTCCGCTGGAATCCAGCCCGTCCAGATCGTATCCTCAAACTGTTGATCATCATTTTCAGTAACTCGAACCTGAATATACATCCGCTGGAAAGTTTCGGCGAACAGCCCATCGATCAGCGCTACACCATTTTCCCATAATCCCTTTCCGTACCTCAGCATAAATTTCGCCTGGCCAACACCCGGAGCAACCGCGTAAGTTGAAGATATCGGTTCTATATACTCACAATACCTCCATGAGTCATCCCAGTAGAATTTCGTATAGACATTATAGTATAACCTTGGTTCCATGGTTAAGCAGTGGGCTTAAGCACCCAGACCCCCTCGACCTGATGTGAATAGCCGGTAGGAACCGGATTAGTAAGCGCACGAACTCGCAGCACGCGACAATCCAGCACCATAACATTACTCACTGATCGCCCCAGATCGTCACTCACCACCACTTTCTGACCCTTCAATAACGCATACATATCAGCCGACTCCCTCGCCGCCGATTCAGTAAGTACCCACTCAATCGTCCTGACCTCAACTTCCGCGGCCTTCAATGCGTTCGACCGAAACGCCGTCCCATTAGTCCCCGACCGATCTATCGGCTCAATCATCGCTGCCAGCAACGGTATCTGCGGCCCCACCATCTGAATGAAAGTTATTGTGCCTATGTAACTCATTATTCCACCGCCCCGGCAGGTACCACTATATTCGTATTGTTATTTTTCACCGCCTGCGTTAATTCCTTCGTTGCAGCCGTCTGTTTATCCGTTGCCGCCAATTGTTCCTTGGCTAATTCGTACATCTCCTGCTGACGTTGCGCATCGGCAGCGTATCTTTCAATAGCTTCACGAACCGCCCTAACACCTTCCGCCTGATTGGGATTATAAGAAGGATTTTTACTTACCGAAAGCCTGCCAGATGGATTGGGCCCAGCATAATCATACGTAGTGATTTTTTCTGTCCTATATCGTTTTTCCAGCGATTGCAAATCGCTGTATATCATATCAGTCGGATCCGCGCCGCTAGTTCCCCACATCGCCAGTTTTGCCCTTAAATAGGTTTTACTTTTACCTGATAATGTGGTATCCGAATCAAGTAATTTCTCATAACTGCTTTTTGTAAAACCAAGCGAGTCCATTTCCGCATTACCAATCAGCATATTACCCGTAACCGCATCCACTGTCTGCCGAGCCCTACCCTTTTGATGGACTGCTGTCGAAGAGGCCGCCATTTTAGAAAACAGATTTTCTTGCTGTGCCGCCGTTATCCCCGCTCGACCCTGTTGAATTTTTGCTTTATCAAGGAAGGGTTTATACTGCAAAAAAGTTGACCCGTAAAAATACTCCGCATCGTCCGGACTATCCATCATCCAGCCAATCTGCTCATCCGGTGTCATCACCGCCAGTCGATTTTGTATCTCTTCTTTACGAGTAAACTTTTTCCCTTTTTTCTTTTTAACCGGATCATATTTTCTGACAAGCGACGCTATACTGGACAACCCTCGCATTTTCTGGTTATTTAACGAACCCGACAGCATCATACCAAACCCGATATCCGGGCTTACCCCGGCAGCCTCCAGCGTAGATATCCCCTTAAAACCTTCAGCCGCCCCCGCGGCCCCCTCGCCCATATTTTGCACCAGGTATTGAGTTATATCCGCCAGATCGTCACCTGACGTACTCTTATACGCACCGATCTTACTGACCTTACCGCCAATCCTGCCCATCAATCTCGCGTCAGCATGAACATCACCTTTTGAAAAGGTACGTATAACATCCATCAGTCTGTCTTCCGGAATGGTCTGATTGGCCCCGGTAACAATCCCGCCCAGGTCGTCAAGCAGCTTTTTGGGTACTTTTTCTTGACCAGCCATAACCTGGAGTTTCGCGTTGATCATATCCGGGTCCGCGTCCTTACTCCACCCGGTCACCCAATTAAGCGTCCCGGAATCGGACACAGCATTAGCCTGAGCCACCTTCTCCGACATCCGCATCAACTCCGCATAATCAAGCTTCATCAAGCTAACCACTCCCTGGAGCCCCCGCATAGCAGTTGCGGCTGACGCAAAGCCAAGTCCAATCTCTGTAATACGCTTGGACGCGGAGCCAGCCCCCATACCAACCCCACTCATATTCTTACCCAGTTTTTTCGATTCTCGATTCGATTCTTTAAGCTTTTGAATCATCCCTTCCTGCTTAACAAGCACCTTGGACATATCGGCAATCGCCTTATCAGGATTAGACGACATCACAAAATCAAGATCACCTTTTTTTCCCATTGCTATTACCTCACCACTCTTTTCCGACGTGATTTCTTTTCGTTCATCGCTTTTGCCGTCAGAGTCTTAACAACATCAGTCAGCCGAGCAACTTCCTGCTTGGTCATACTCTTCATCTCCTGAGCCTTTTTCGGATGGCGAGCGGGTGTCATCCAGAAATATCGCAGGTGCGGCCCGACCGTAAACCTTCCCTTAACAGTTCCTTTTCCCGCCCCGGAAACCCGAAACGCATAGCTCCGATTCAACGCTAACCTACTGCGTCCGGTATAAACCAGATCCGGCTTAGCCCCCATTTTCTGTTTTCTTTTCAGATATTTAGGCGTTCTTTTCGCATAGCCGTATTTCGTTGCCGCCCCCGCCTTAAAATGCCCCAACAGCATCTTACTATGCCACAGTTTAGCCGCCCCGATCATCGCTCCCTTCAGTTCCTTAGGAAATCGCTTGCCCTTATCGTCAGCCCCATCATAAATATGCAATTCGTATAAAAGCATTTTTAACTATCCATCTCCAGCCAGTGCAGATCCGCATACGTCGGAACATAGCCGTTAAGCAGCCCCATCCGCCAGCGAACAAACATCATATATCGGTCGCCTCTTTTTTTTTACTATCGGCGGCAAGCGACTCCTTCGCCCGCTGAACAATCGCGGGCATATCGACAATAGCGCCCAGCGCCTCAGATATCTTATCACTAGCGAGAAGTTTCAAAATATTCACTTCGTCAATACCAACCCGATAATTAAACGCCATCGCATCGATCAGCAGCCTCATCCTGGCCGTCATATTAAGTTTAAGATCCCCCGTAGCCCAGCCCAGCTCAATCTGTGCATCATGCCATAACTCTTCCGCCCGCTTTCCGAACTCTGCGTATCTTGCAATCGGCTCAGTCACCAGCTCACCGCCGGCCCCCAGTATCAGCGTGCACGGCAGAACCGTCGCCTGCCCGAACGCTCGGGCAACTGGTATCAGCCATTTTCCCCCGTCGCCCATCCTAACCTGATGTCCTGCGATCTGTGGCCGCCTGGCAATATCCACCGCGTTCGGTATCGCCGCCGGATCCCAGCCAATCCAGTATTTTTTATTGATCGACTGCTGCCAGGTTAGCTGCTGCGGCTTACCCATTATTAAAGCACTATCAACGCCAACAAGCTGGCCGCCACGTTTAGCCGTGCCTACCGCACCGCAGCCCCGCCAGGTAGCGGTTTTAGGCTCAACAGCATAATCTAGCCCGACAGGCATCAGTTTTTCCGGTGCCGGCCCGGTAACCCCTTCGATAAAATACACGAATCCACTCATTTCTTGATCTCCTTAGCTATCGGTTTAGGATTCATATCCGGGATCCGCCCGCCGTTAAGTGCCCGCATCTGCCCGAACACCTCTCGCTTGAGTGCCAGTGCTTTTATAAGCTCGGCCTTTCTCTTTTTAGCCTGGTCAGCGGTTAGATTCGCGGCCGAATGTATAAGCAAATCATAACCACGGCACGCCTTCCGATACCTTTCGACAGCTTCGGCCAGAGGTGTTTTTCGCATTTCATTATTAGCCATTTTGATCTCCAGTTCTTTTTGTTTAATGTTTAAGGCGTAACAATCGCCACTTACTACAGCCCCGACAACGCGATCACATCGGTGGTCCCATCCCACACCGGCTGATACTGGATCGCCGCCTGGGCAATCGCTCCGTCGGAGCCGCCGACAGTCGTCGGGTTCATTATCCCTTCGTCCAGTGTCAACGTAATAGGACTACTACCTCGCGACGCTCCCAGCGTCAGGTCATCAAACGCTATTGTCGAATCAGAAGCCGTCTGTGCCGCACCGAGAATCCCCCATCCGATCGGCACTGCCAGCGACGACGTTGCAATTGTAATTGTCGGCTGCCGTTTAATAATATCAACACACTTCGGATACAGCGTCCCGCCGGTTTTCGCTATATTCAGACCAAAATCAACTGTAACCTGGCTGACATCATCCAGCGCCGTACCATTCAGACTAACAGCGCCCAGCACATAAGCCTCATCACTCCCCGAATCGCCCGCGTCCAGTGCCGCCGTAGCATATGCAATCGGCGTCGTTGTACCATCAGCGGAGATAAGCGCAACATCGTAACTGACAGTCACCGCCGCCCCGGCCGACGCAACCAACTGCCGGGGCACAAACAGTCCGGCAACTAAGGTCGCTTTATAGTGGTTACTGCCACTACGCGTAACTGTGCCATCGATCGCCTGCAGCCAGAGATATGTTGTTGACCCCGTAAACGCCAGGCCGCTAATACCACCCAGCCCGGCAAGTGCTGCCTTAATCGCATTGGTCGTAAAGCTGATATCCGGCTCACCGCGAACAGTGGCGATAAAACTATTATCAATAAAGCCGGACCCACTCAGCAGAACCTGCTGTAAGTTATTGCTTATCGAACTATTAAGCATACCATTTATCACTACCGCACCGGTCTTAATCGACCCTATTGTAAAATTAGCCATAACAACAACCTCTCAAAAATTAAGTCAGCCGATCCCCCAGCTAACCAATAACCGAATCCCATTATAATACACACCGGCTTTATCTTCGATCTGAACCGGCCCTTCCAACACGTCAATCGCCCGAACCAGCAAATACCCCGGCGTCGCCGCCAGCGCCTTCATCTCTGTAATAACATTCTCGTAATAATTCAGGAACGCCGCCTCCGCAGCCGCCAGGTTTTTCTGGTTCGCCGTCGAGATCGCCGTCTCAAGTCGCAGCTCCAGATCACCTGAAACCTCAAAGCAGCTCGTACCCGCCCGAACGTTCCGATCGTTACCAACCTTGCATATCAGAGCAAACGGCCTGGCAAACGCAGACGACTCATAAGCCGTTAAATATATTTTTGTTTTTGCGAACGTTATTTTTTCTTCGTCGGTCCCGGTCGCCGCAACTGCCGTCTGGAACGTCGAGCTACAAGCCACCAGAGTCTCCAGGGCCGCCATCGCCGCCGCACCCGGCGTAGTCGTCGGGTCGCTGGCCGCCTCATACCAGAGCGACATCCCCCAGCCCGCATAGAAAGCTGCCAATTCTCCGTCAGTTAAATACATTTTTATAATACCGTTAATTGTCGATAAGGGGTTGTCTTAGAGATAGTCACCTCAGCAATTACTGTGGTCCCATCGTCCGGATCGAGTATCTCTTTAATCGTATCAGATCCTTCCTTACTCCGAATATTTCCAGCCAGTATAGCTGTAACAACTTTAAATGACCCGGCAAGTGTCATCGTATCACCAGCGGTCCAACCAGTAGAAGCTTTCAGGGCGGTTACTGTCCCCGCCACCAATGCGTTAATCAAGCTGGTATTAGCTGAAGCAGAAGTGTAAGCGTCCAAGGCGGAGTTATAAGCATCGATAGCATGACCATCTATATCTATTGTATTCGCTTTAATCGCTGCCAGATCGCCGTCGCCACTGGCTTCTGTCAATTCATCCATAGATTTAACCCGCTCGTAAATGCTGCCAGCGGTTGGAGTATCGGGAATCGCCGCACTCAGTGAACCAGGCGTAGCCGAACCGACAAGAACCGCATTAACACTCTGATACTGATTGACAGTCCCTTCTCCATCGTAGGTCCCCGCCCAACTACAATCACGCAGGTAAACGGTTGAGCCAGTTGCTACATTCAAATCCTTAACCGCACCGCCGCCGCCGTCCTCTGTAACATCCATAACGCAGCGATTGCAAAAGACAGTCTCACCATCGCCGTCCGTGCCTATACAATAACCATCGCCACCATCAGCACTACCCAACGATAAGTCGAGAAAAGAATCAGTAATAGTAATTTTCGCATCGGCTCCGTCAGCGTATAAAATGTACCGGGTATTATTACCGGAATTGCCGTCATATTTAGGAATCTGCGTAATGCTGAACACGCCACCGTTAATAACAACTCTGCCGGTTGCTTTAATACCGGTAACAATGCTATTAACATCACCACCGCAAGCAAACGTCATGTTCTCAATCGACCCACTGCCCATCTTACAACCGGTGGTAAATGCAGACACTTCGCAGTCTTTAAAGTTATGGCCAGTTCCATTAGTGAGTAAAAATGGGGAATTAACAATATTAGTAGTTTCAGTTGAAAAGTAGACATTTTCAAAAGCTAAACGGGATCTATTGATAGCAAAAACACCACAATTTGACGCCGATGTGCCAGCTTTAACCGTAACATTTTTTAGCGTCACATCATCGGTTGAATATGCCAAACTATGACCATCACCATCATAAGCAATTATAGTTGTATCTCTGTCCCAACCAATAATCGTGATAGCCATATCAACTGTTACAGTCTCTGCATATGTACCCGGCATGATAACGATCATATCACCGGCAGAGGTGACAGATAAAGCACCGGCCACTCCGTCAATAGTTTTCTTGGCAAGAGCTAAGGTCTGGCCGCTGTTGGTATCGTCGGCAGCGTTAGTATCAACATATATAATATGAGCATTAGCCCCGGTTGTGTTATTTATTATCGCAAGCCATTTTTCTAACATTATTTAATCCTTTGTATAACAAAGCCAGTTTTCACAAAATTCAGGCTTCTTATCGCCTAGTACGCAACCTGTGCTGGTCAAAAATCCATCACCTTCAATGTTCCATTGTTTCCAAATCCATTCGTATTCATCAGCTGTAAACCGCCGCTTCATCTCACCAATAGCAAAAAGCCCTTTTCGTATTTTGCCACAACCTTGACAGCATACATCTCTGCCTTCTTTTAGACATCGCATATCGCATTTCATTTACACCACCAAAAAGCTTTCCATCGACCGGGTTAATTCTTGCCCCTGGTCATACATCGTTATTGAAAAGTTAGCCATCCGCTTACCACTTGTTCCGACGTAAGCATTAGGAAACAACTCGACTATCGCAGCACTACCATGTGTTACGTCACTAGCTGGCTCTGTGTCGCTATCATTTTGCGGCTCAGAGGCCCTGATAGAACCTCGCATAGTAAATTCCCATGTATTGCCTGCGTTTATCTTAGCGGCAACACCTCTGTGATCGTGGCCATAGATAACTAGTTGCAACATAGGGTCATCTATCCTGGCAACGGGGGTTGGTTCTATATGCTGAAAATAAACAACCGGATAATTAGAACTTGCAATATCAGCAACAATCGAGGCGTTAAGCCCTGTACTGTAACCAACAAACATTACATTATTCCAAACCGTAGAAAATGAAGTAAACTCAGCTTCAGACGGGTAATAATTATCACAATCTAAATGAGCATCACCGGCAAGCATCCGAGTCGAGAAATCTGCATAACTACCAGCTAAAGCCGGTCCCCAATTACATAAGTCATGGTTACCATAACAAACTAAAACTCGTCCACCATTTGTTACATAGTCATGGTTATTTAATATTACCACAAATTCTTCCAGTAGAGTATTAGCAGTTTTTGCTACCAAAACACTATCAATCAAATCACC